TCCACCAGTGTTTTGAGTTTTCTTATTTTGGTCTGCTGCTTTCTTTTCTGCTTCAGTTAGTTCTTCAGTTGATTTCTTCAGCAACTTATTCATTATGAGTTCTTTTTTACTATCAGCAGTCTTGAGTTGAGCCCAAAAGGATTTTATTTTATCAAGCGTAATGGCGATACCTGACAGCACGTTAAAGGCGGCTTGGGCTTTAGAAGCAATAAACATGATTGATACTAGAGCGAGCATAGTGGGGATAAAAGCTCCTTGAAAAAATTGATCCGTTGCCATAATAACATCCAATAACCAATGCACTGTATTAATAACAGGAGTCATCGCCACCGCGAATCTCTCCATAATTATCTTAACCTTTTCTGATGCGGTCGATGCGCTGGCAGCTTGCTTCGCCAATTCTTTATCCGCCAAAGCCATTTTCTCCGCAGCACCAGCAGCGTTTTCCATTTGTTGTGCTGTGGTTCCAAAAAGTTTTCCAGCTTCATTGACATCACTGATGCCCGCAGCGGCAGCTACCGTTTGTTTCTCAAATTTGTTCATGGACTCCCACGACTTTCCAGATGCCGCGACAGATTGTTGAAGTATTTTAATACGCTCGTCTTCACTCGCAGTTAAGAGTTCGATGCTATTGAGTTGAGTTCCTAAAACCGCATTAAGTTTTCCGGCTGCTTCAGCCGCACCCTCAAAAGTATCAAATTGATTAGCAATTCCAAGTAAGGCTCCCATCTCAATTCCAGTTGCTTTGGATTGGGCTGCAAGTTTTCTAAATATTTGAACACCGGCTTCGCCGTGAGCAGATAGAACAGGGGCAGCGGAAGCAAAGTCAGCAGCCATCTTTTGTTGTGAAACACCCAAGGCTTGCGCCGTGGCTGCAATTTCTTTTGTTGCTTTGTCCGCTTCTTTCGCATTCATACCCATTGACTTTGTGAGGATATCTAAATTACCTGCGCTGGTTTGGGCGTCAACGCCTAACTTATTCATTATAGCTGTAGTATTTGTTAGGACTTGCTGATCAGCTTTGTTCATTGTATTGAACGAAGACATACCAGAGTGCAACGCCAAGATTGATTGTTGAGCGTCTTTCATCGAAACACCGGCAGCGACAGTTTGATCGGTGGTGTTCGCCATAAGACCACCATATTGTTCTAGGGATGCACCAGCTTTAGCAAGGTCTGCGCGGAAGTTGTCCATACTAAGGAATGCCGCCATAGAGGATTCTTTGACTTTCGCAAATAATCCTGCCATTACATTTGCGGGTTTGAGGGCAGTCGCCAAGCCTTTGCCAATGTTGGATATGACCCCTTCCATTCCCCCGGTATGTTCGGAGGCTAGAAGTAATTGACCGACGAAGCCTTTGGAAGCGTCCACAGAACCAAGAAGACCAGAAACGGTATCTGCCACTTTTCCTTCTACTGCGTCATATGCCTCCGCTTGATCTTGTTGAAGTTTTAGTTTTTCGCGCTCTAACTTAAGTTCGTCTTGGAGTTCCTTCTTGCGATTTATTATTTGATCTTCTGTTTGCTTGCCCAGTTTAACTGATTCCACAAGAGCTATAAGTTCAGCTTCTTTGAGTTTTACTATTGATTCTTGTTGGGCTATAAGGGTGTCTTGTAAACCTTCGCGATCACCATCCAGTTGGGCGATCTTTTCCATAATCGCGTGGTTTTGTGTAGCGTTCTCAAGTTCTTTTTCGGCTAGTTCAAGTCGATCTGTGGCTGACTTATTGATCTCGTCTGATAGAGATAAAATCTTTTCTTTGAGGGCTTTGGTGCCTTCGTCTTTCTCTAAGCCCTTCTTTTTGAGTTTTTCATACTCTAGGGTGAGCCTATTTAGTTCTTTTTGTTGTGTGACTTTGTTGTCGTTAGCCATAACTCAATACCCCCTTTGATGAAATTAAAAATACAAATACACTTTATTTAAACGGCCAAGGTATTCCAGTTTGTCGTGTAAAGTTTGTTGCCGCTTTATTGAGTTGCGACTTGCTGCGATAGGTGTGAGGATTATCCAAGCCAAATTTCATAGCTTGCTCCATATATTTCTTTTCTTTACCAATTGTGTCGGTGAAGTGTTTTATTTGACTTCGGCTTCCTCTAACGCTTACGGGCATTGAACCCCCGCCAAACATACTTTTGAGAATAGACTTTATTCCAAATCCCATCATCTTGAGCCAACTCTCATCAAGCTCATTTCCTTTTGATAAATCTATAACAATTTCTGATATTTCTTCTTCGTTTAGCTCGCCCATAATAAACCCCTCCGTAACCTTATGTAGTAATAAATAGTGTAAAAAACAAATAAAAAGCCCCCGCATAACAACTATGCAGAGGCTTTATCAATCTCTTATCTTCGAGAGCCGGATTTCGCTTTGCGTTCGGCTGCATCGTATTGCTTTTTCTCGTCCTCAAATTGCTTCTGAAGTCTTTTTATAAACCACAAACGCAATCCAATCGGCAAACTATATGCTTCAATGAATGACCAACCTCCATGATATTTAAGCATGAAGAATTGCTCATAAACATTTTCCATATAGTTATTCGTTAGGCCAAAAAAAGCTGACCGAAAAGGGCATGTCAAGAGATGTGTCAACGCCGCACGATTCGCATCCATATACATGTTTCATATCAACATTGGGAACAACTCTATTATAAGCCGCTCTTAGGAACTTGGAATCTAGTGCGGGCATTTGATCAATAAATCTCTCAACCACCGCCCGGTCTGCTTCTCCGTTAAGAGAAACAATTAAAGTCTTGACTAATTCAGTCAGTGTATTTTCTGGAAGGTTATGTTTCTTCCGTTTGGCTGAAGTTGCTTCAAGCCTCTTTTCGTCTTTGCCTGTCACCAATCTACATTGGGCGATGACCTTTGTTTTAGGCAAAGTAATATTAAATGTTCCATCTGGTGAAATCTTTATATCTTCATAGGGCTCTGCTAAACCTTTTTCAAGAATTGCATTTAGATCAAACTCGTTCTCTGCTGTGTTTCCACAGGATGGACACGTTACATTTGTTTTATATTCAGGACCATAGCCGCTAATGCGAGACGCAATAATAATAGCGTTTTTATCTCCTACAAATAAATCCTCAACTTTAATATTTTTATCTACCAAAATGTTTGCTAACATTCGGTCTACTGCAATACCTTTCTTGAGTAATGTTTTAGAAGTTAGAATATCTTCGTCCTTTGCCGTCATGTAACGAATTTCTACAGTGTCTTGATTAAATAGTGGATGCCCTTCAGGATAAAACTTACCCTGTGTTGGGAGATCCACAAATTCTGTGGGAGTTACAAATTGTAAAGGGGAATTATTTCCACTGGTTGTTGCCGAAATTGGCGGAGCTTGTCCTTCATCTATAATACCGAGTCGTTCCTCGTTATTTCGTGACATATATACCTCTCATATGTTATGTTAAAATTCTAGAATCCTAGAATATCTTTAAGTCCTTTGCTATTGGTTCCACCGGAGCTACGAAGCGATGCATTATCATATCGAAGTGATACCTCAACGTTTAGCATGTCTTCGCTATCATAATCCAGTTCGCCAAACTTCACATCTTTGAACCAAGCATTGTTCAATGTCCAAACTTCGCGTTCGTCTCCATCAGAATCAAGTTGAACAATCTCAACCTGTCCCATCGCAGCAGTTGCACTCTTTTTTGAAATCGTGCCCAAATTAGGACCAGGACCGTCCGGGTTCGCAGGGAGCGTATATCCCATTTGCTTAAAGAGTTCGACCATGGCTACTGTACCATCAGCCATCCCTAGGGTGTCCACAATGGTGAAAGCAACTTCGTTCCACTGAACCTTGCCAGGAAAATAAAATGAATGGTTCAAATATTTGTGTTCGCTTTCAGTTACGGTGAAAGCTGGCTTAGTTACCTTTTTTACAAGAAACTGTTTGATGCCAAACGTTTCGGTTCCCGCTACCCGTAAAACAAACTTAAATCCTCGTTTCGGTTCTAGAGCTGGATTTTGCCAAAAATCTGTTCCGCCTCCTATTGTTCCTGCCATTTATCTAATTCTCCTTACTTTTCTAATTAGTATCATTATTTAGTTTTAGTCCTCAAATGAGGCTCCTGCGTTAGTAATCACAAAGTCAATTGCGATAAACTCGATTGCCCTTGCTGGTTTCAAGAAAATCTTCGCATACATGATATTTCTATCAATGAGATCCGGGGTTGTAGTGGTTGTATCTAATACTACCTTATACGCTTCCAGTCCCAATCGTTGCTTGATGCTTTCCAAAAATGGATTTGCTTGACCTGTAAATCTTGCCCACGTTTGTGAAACATTTTGGTCAAACAATAACCTTGCAGCCATCTTAGAAATTTCTTTCTTGACGTGAATCATCAGGCGACGTACATTTACTCTATCCAAAGCGGACGGAGTTACTTGAAGCGTCTTCTGTCCAAAAATTACAATTCCTTCCGCTGGGAAAGTCGCAATAGGATTGATATTCGCTTCATACAAAGTATCTCGGTCGCTAGAGTTTAGGCGTTCTGTCAAGCCCACCACTGGAAGCCCAGCATCACCATCAGTCAGCCCACCTCTTGTGAAGCCCGCTGGTGCAAACCAAATTTCAGAGGTTTGCTGTGCGCTAGAATATGTCCCAATTGCCGCAATCGAAGGCGGAGCATAAAATAGTTGGGAAGATTGTTCATCTCTCAACTGTACCCAAGGATAATAGGTTGCCCCATAACTTGAGTTTATTCCCCGCGCTTTTAGTGCCGCGACGGTGTCTGTGATTGATCCACGATTTTGTGGAACACCAGCTACAATAGTTGGCTTGTTACATTCCTCTGGAACATAACCGCCCTCTAACTCGAAGACTGCCAAACTATCGGCACGAGCTTCGCAGGTGCTCAACAAGTGAGAAGTCAATCCAGGGCAATAATTGCCAGGGACAGCCATCAAGTTGGAGTCAACCAACTCTGGGTCTGCGGCTGAATCAATAGCCATTTTCACAGAGTTGTAAGCATAATTTGTTTCTGCATCTGCGTTGGTGGTACACACTTGTGAATTATAAGGATTTGACTCCACAATATTTTCGCCATCAAAGCCACCAAAGAATGGTAGAGTGAAGCGATCAAAGCCATCGGTCAAAACAGTTTGCCAGGACTTGTCGGGAAGTGTAGAAATTGCTGTGCCCGCAACATGACAACCGGGGTTCCAGCTTGCGTGAACATTATTGGAGCCCGCTAGATATTCTAGCTCGTCCAAAGTAAATACACTTGGAACAACACGAGAACCGTAAATCAAACTGGCAGTTTGATATGTGGTTATATCTCCATGCGCATCAATTCCGCTTGGAAATGGTCGCATTACATCAATGTTTGATTCATCATAATTATTATAAGAACCAGAACGTCCCGTGGTATATCCAAAGTAAGCATCACCAGGGCTTGCCGGTGAACCTTGCTTGCTTGTGGAACGGAATTGGATTTGTGGATATTGCACAGCAGCCTCGAATGACTCGCCGTCCATATTGAAGGCGAGCAAACCAGTTGCTTGAGAGCGGGCGAGTCCTATACCAGCAATAGCATAAGCAGGGGCAGCAAAACCTGGCAGCTCGGTAGCCTGTGTGTTTTCATCAAATGACCAACGGTTCCAAGTCGGTGGAGCATCAAAGCCAAATGGAACCAATGCTTCGTTTATCATCGCATTGGTGACATTTTCAGCCATCTCCACATAGACATAACTTGAGTTATTGGTATAGGTTCCATATTCTCTGTAGCGAGAATTTGTAGAATCCCAAATCGTATATCTATCACCAATCTTCCGCGCAACATAGTTGGGCGAAGTGGGATTTAGATTACAAGGAGCAAACCGTTCCACAAATTGTGGCGCGTTATCGTTGTCGTCTGCTTTACGCACCTCAACTGTAAATGTTCCATAAGGGTCGGCTAGTGATGTCGGGGCAGCAACATCGGAAATAGAAATTTTAAAGTTTTGACTTTCCCATGCGCCAGCGTTCAGACTCTTTACTTTGAAAAGCCTTTGTAGCTTGTTAGTGTTTTGAGGCTGAAAGGAACCACTTGCTCCTAAATATTGAGAAAGAACCCATCCAGATTCGGCGGGTGTAGCATCCCTCAACTGAGTATTTTGCGTGACGGTTGCGGCAGCATTAGCTAGCCGCATAATAATACCACACTGATTTCCTGCCGCCAAGTTGGTTTGATCCAGATTCGCCACATCTCGGTCATAAGTTTCAGCTAAGAAATAAGTTGCCTCACTTCCCGAAACGCCAGAGATGCGAGCGTTAGTGGTGGTTGGGTTCGTGTTGAAAACATTACGAATATACTTTTGAGAATTTATATCAAAGTTAAAGTTGATGGTATCCAAAATAGTTCCACCAGTGCCCGGTCCTCCGGGTCCATCCACAATCTGCGCTTGAAGTTCATAACTTGTTCCTCTCGATCTGATTGGCACACAAGTTCCGCTCATATCAGTTAAGCCGAGCCCCTCTCCTCTCAAAATAATAGTAGAATCGACACACTGAAATACAGCAGCCAAAGTTCCGGTTGTTGGACCGGCACTAGATGTCTCAAAAAGAAACAACCCATAATTGCCACCGGCAGCTTCCGTCGTTGAGTCGGTGCCGACAGACCATCCCGCTGCGCCTAGTGCTTGAGTTGCGCCAGCACCAGCATTTTCTTCACCCAATAAGCGAACAAAAGTCAAAGGAGAGCTACTTCGCAAATAGGCTTGGGCCGCATACGCACCATATGAAGGAGCCATCTGATTTCCGTTTCTCCAAATGTCGTTGGTATCTTTTCCGGGCCATGGCATCCCGAAGGTGCTTACAAAGTCAGAAAAAGAATTGACCAGAACGGGTCGCATCGCTGGACCTCGTTGGGCGCGTCCGATGATAACTGGACCGCTTCCTACACCTTCACTGGGGAGTTGAGAATTATCTATCTCTGCTACTTGAACTCCTGGTGATACGAATTTAAATTTATTGATGGGCATTTATGGTTTTCTCCTTGTATGAATAAATACTTTTTAATCTCTAATAAATAGTAAGTAGGGCAACGAATGGCACAGGAAATCTTATTGTCTATACTTTCCGTTGAGCCACGGTGGGACATCACCGAAAATAACTCTCTCTCTTGGGGTCTGAAGATCTACAGCATTTTCTCGGATTGCGATCTTAGGCGTCTCTTGATTTTTTCCCGAACCAATAATATAGCCTAAAGTTTTTATATTGACTGCCGAAATATATTGTCGTCGATCTTCGGCAAGATTTGAAACATTGTTCTGTGTTCCAAAGTCTGCATCAATAAAGCACTCATAATTATAGCCATCTTTTTTAGCAATAAAATAATTTATTCCACCTGGATTTGAGGCAAATGGTTCCAGTATCTCATTCATTTGTTGTTGATACTCTGCTTGGATTGTTACCGTATACATCATTGTGAGATAAACTGGCATGGGAATAGTCAACGTCTCATAGACAACCTTTTTATTCTTAGCATCACTAGGAAAATTTTGCTGTCCGCCAGTTGGCTTCACCACTCCATTGACACCAAACTGCTTTGCTGAAGATGCGTTGAGAAAGTTTTGTGTTTTGTCGCCTTTAATGCGGCGGGCAATTGTAATGGAGCCGCCTTTAGGATTTCCGATGGGATCAATGTTCCCATAGTAGACCCCCTTAAAACCAGGGTCTTTAGCCACTGATTTTCTTTCAATGGTTATAAGTGGAAACGAAACCAAACCAGATTTTGTTCTTATTCTCTCTGATCGCTGTCCCGATCTTTCACCGAGAACCCAAATCACAGGAACTTTTTTCCAGCCCTCATTGGTCGTACAGTGAACATCCATCACTTCGTTGAGCCATTCAAAAAGAGCAAAATCTATTGTCTCCAATGATGAAGGCTTGAAGGGGAGTTCTGGTTTTATGTCATAGGTATCCATTTTTATTTTGCGTTAAACACTCCTGATCTTGCTTGGATGCACATGGCTGAAATCTCAACCTTATAAGGTATTTGTCCAAAAAGGGCGCGTGGTTGACCTAGAGTTACTATTTCATATAGAATTCCACCATATAATACAAAATCTCCCTCTTGCACATAAAGATTTTGATCCTCAGTTAATCTTCTTTTATGAAAATGAATTTGAATAGCAGATTGTCGATCAACACCATAGTCCACTGAAGTTGTTTCTGATCCATTCCAATCAATAAGTGCCATTACTCGAATTGGGGGCAAGAAAGTTTTTTCTATGGCTTCGTTATAAAGAGGATGAAAATTTGTGTACTCCATGCTAATAGGATAATACACGATAGTTTGACCAATGACCCGTTCAATGAGTTCATCATTGACTTGTTTGACTAAATCTCTTTCTGGTCGCCCCAGAAATAGCGGCGGCGGGGGCGCATCCGGCCGAGCCCATTTATCATCGTCGTCAGCCATTTATTTATCCTGTATATATCCCCATTGGGACATGCGTCATTACTGCTTCTGCGTCGGCAGCCATTTCAG